CGCGAGTTGCAGGTCCAGATCGTGCACCTCGGGCAGGGTTCTCGGCACTGCCAGCCAGAACTCAGGCTGGCAGAACGACGCGTAGTGGTGCTTGAGCAGTTCCCGTGGGTGCTGCGAATGTTGGTGTTTGAGTACGGGCTTGATGTCATGCATCCCCGCATACCCGTGGATGTTCTCGTCGTCTTCTGATACCGTGCTGCCGTCAATGTTGGAGAAGTCGTAGGCAAAATCCTTCAACCCCAGGAACTCGTGAATCGTCGCGAGTACGTGCTTGGGGTCGCTCAACAGGTCTTCATATTCAACGAACAGGAAATTCTCGGGGGCATTCTCGTATCCGGCTTGAAGGCTGATGTACGCTGCCTTCAAGTGATCCATGAGTTGCCCCTCGTACATGAAGGTGTCCAAGTCCTTGGGCTTTGCCACCCGGATGAAGGACGCGGCGCAGTCAGGCACGGATCGCACCGTTGCAATGATCTTGGGCTTGTGGTCGAGCACTTGACTCATGGCTTGCATGATCTGGGGGATGGGCCAGCCACGTGACTTGTCGATTACGACAGGCTTGCTTGTGCCCTCGTAGAATGCATCAATCGTGCCCCGCATGGTGGCCGACAGGCGGGTGCGGTCATGGTCATTCTCGTTCAGCAGCCCCGCGCTGTGCCAAGTGTTCGCCAGCCCATCCAGCGCGTGGACCAACCCACTTGTGGTACTGACATGCGTCTCGGGGTTCTGGTTCAGAATGGCCGCGAGAACCGTGCTGCCCGAGCGGGGGATGCCGGATAAGAAGTGAAGAGTTTTGTTCATTGAGAAACTGCAAAGATGAATGCACTAGCGGGAAATGCAAATGGTGCGGAAGCGACTGAGATGGAGTTCCAAACCCTATTGATTCCCCACTCTCGTGTCGTGTTGGCGGGGATCATATACCCCCCGACATAAGCATAAGCAAACCCGACACCGCTGTAACTATACGATGTGGTGTCGCCACCAGCTTGCACCGCGCCGCCCGATGGGAGATTCTGTATCGCTCTCACCATGTACGGATAATTCACCTGCGCGCCGTCGATGAGTTGATACCAATTATTTGCACCCCACGTGTACACGGACCCTTTCACATCGAGAGCGATACCATGAGCGTTGCCGAGGGCGAAGGTAACAATTGGCCCCGGCGAATTACTTATCAACGCAGCGACCGACACGAACCCAGTGCTGCCCGTAAAGTTCCCTTGACCAGAAGATGCCGATGCGGGCACCCCCAGTCCAAACCCTCCAGTGGACCACAGTGTCCCAGAAATATCCGAAATCACTGACATGAATTGGCCGCAAGGTTTCACCCAAGCCTTGTCGGCCACTGACCAAAGGCGGCTGGCACCGACTTGAACTGGGGATGACAACGAGGTTTGCGTGCCATTGCCAAGTTGCCCATATGCGTTGTACCCCCAAGACCACACACCTCCGGCTTGCGCACCGAAGGTGAACGCTGACCCGGTCCCCACTTGAAGCCAAGAGTTTAGGAATCCAACTTGAGCAGGAGTGGAACGCGGTGTGGTGTCCCCGAGGCCGAGTTGCCCAAATGCGTTGTTGCCCCATGTCCAGAGGGTACCATCCTTCTTCACTCCCGCCGCATGATTGTCTCCGGCACTGATCGCCTTCCATGCCTTGTCGGTACCAACTTGAATGGGCGACGCTCGATAAACAACATCACCCTGTCCAAGTTGACCGGAGCCATTCTGGCCCCAGGCCCATAGTGTCCCATCAGTCTTCAACCCGAGGGCGAACGCTCCGCCAACCGATACCTTAGACCAGTTGGTTCCAGCATCAAACACCGTCGTCCTGAATGCTGAAGGATTGCCGGGGACTGGCGACACTGCCCAAAGGGTTCCCCCGCCAACAGCCGGTGCAGGTGGTGGTGGCGTCAATGGCGGCCCGCCGGTCGAGGTTGCCGTAGTCGTACCCGTCGCAGTGATCGTGGATGTGGTGGTGGAGGTTCCAGACCCTGTGATCGTGGTGGTTGTGGTATTGGTGCCGGTGGGATATACCGCATTCATCTGATAAGCAGTGTCCATGGTCCACACGCCCGGATACCCGAGCGGAGGACCAGGACTGAACGCGCCTTTGAAGCGAAGACTCATGGCTACGACATCGTTTCGTAGGACGCAGTGAAGCTAAGGCCACTGGCCGTGCTGGCTTGACAGACCAAGGACTGATTTTCGTTCAGGTAGATCGCCGTGGTCTTGTCCACCACAATAAGGGAGGCTGCGACCGGAACCGGAACCGCTTGGGCTACAGGGTAACTGGTCCCCAAGCCTGTGGCCAAGGAGTTCACAGAAACTGTGGCATTCACCGTCGCTGCCCCGTTGGTGTTGGCCGCAGTTACGTTATCAATGCGAATCAATTGGTTGGACCCGATGGCGTTGGCAATCAGAACATTCACCGTGGTGTTGGCCGGAGTGAGGCCCACATTGGTCCCTACGACGCTGATGATGTTGACAAGGTTGGGGGTGGTCATGGTGAGTCCTTAGAAACCGAAGATCATTGCCATGGCTATCGCCCGGCCCGTGGTGCTTGCTGCCGTAGAAACGACTTGACGAACAAGAGCGTGTGTTGCATCGAGCAGCACGACGTTAGATCGCCATCCTGAATTGACGTCACCAGCAACCAGCGGTACATAGGCGCCAGCCGAGTTTGCCTTCACCAGCGCGATGGCTGCCAGCCCGTTGATCGCGATGGTGGGGGCGGCGCCATTGGTACTGTTGAAGGTGACGTCAAACTGAAGATTAGCCGCGTAGCCGAGGATTACGGGCGAGGGGGTCAGGGTATACGCAGTGCTGGTGCCCCCCGTCGTGAATGCCACGGGGACCTGCGCCTGGTACGCTGCGGAGTTCATTACCGTCGCAGGTAGTGAGGTGGGCGTGGCGCTCAGGATCGAATACCACAGGACTGACATGCCAGAGTCGAGTGGGGTGCTATCGTTGACGACTATCACCGTCGTAACGCCTGCGCCATAGGAACTCGATGCAATGGTGCCGTATGACAGCCCGGCAGTCACTTGGGACTTCACCCGCCGCAACGCTTGCATGACCAAGGTCTGATCACCGACAACAGTGAAACTGGTGGCGCTGACGTAGGTGGGGGTCCCAGCAAGTAGCCACTCTGCTGCGTTGACTTGCGTGTAGCTGGCGTCATTGTTGCCACGGATATTGTCCATGGTGTATCCAACCGGATTCCCCAGTGAATCGGTGACGACGAATCGATAGTATGCGCCGCCAGCCAACCATATCTCCTGTGGTGGGCGCCCACTCGCATCGAGCACGATGGGATTGGCGTTTGCAATGCCCTGCGTGGCATCAGTCCAAGTGGCCTGTAATGTGGTGCTGCTGCCAGCGACATAGGTGTACAGCAACCCGCCTGCCAGCGGTACACCACTGTTATTGAACAGTTGACCACCGGCACCGAAGACTGGGGAAAGATATGCGGCCATTAGTTACCCTCGTACTGGAAGTGGGTTGCGTACCCGTGCTTGTGAAGCTCTGGCAATTGCTCCTCCATCCCCTCACCAATATCGTCACGCAGAATCATGTTGCTGATGTGAAGTTGCTTTGTGGTCTTGTAAGCCCGGTCGGACGCTTGCTTGATGTCCTTGCCATACCCTGTCACAACTGCCACATAGTCACCCGAAGTGTTCCACGTTGGGCGCTGCACAACTCTGTCTCCGTCCATGTCCGGCATTATGTCGATTTTAACGGACTGCGGGTGCAAATGACGCTTATTGCCTTTCGTCACACCATAGATGGGAACTCCCGACACTTCGCGCTTGGTGGCATTGCCATGAGGAAAGTCCCCGTGTGCAAGCACCAAACAGCAACCGATGTCCTTCTTGAACGATGTGGTGTCCTTGCCTGCCAGCGCGTCAATCATCCACTGCGCCGGGTCCCCCTCGACGGAACCAAGCATCATGTTGAAGATGGGCCACCCTGGCCGACAGGTCCATTCAAGTACCCAAGGCTTTCCGTCAGCGATCATGAACCCGAGCGCAACATCACCGCTATGTCCGCGTTTAAGAAGTTCCTTCTCCAGTTTGGCCAGAGTCTCCTCACCGATCTTGGACTCGCTCACGAAAGCTGCGATAGTGCCCATTTCCCCGGTGTTGGGACCATGGTTGCCAGACATCAGTTTCTTGTGCTCAAAAGACTCGTTCCATGGTCCTACGAACCCATCTCGTCCCAACCACCGACTCACACCAAACTCTATACCGCCTTCCACGAAGTCCTGCAGCATCACATCCCCCTTGGGTTCGTTCTTCAACAGGATCATCCGGTCAATCCAGCCGAGCATATCGGCTGGACTTTTGGCACAGTAGGTCAGAGCCTTGTCTTCATTGTCACCCATCGTCTTGAAGACGAATCGTTGCCCAGTTTTCTCAACATGTGCTCTGGCTTCTTTCATTCCCTTGAATGTCTTGTACGGCGCAACATTGAGCCCGGCTGCCGCACACACATCCAGTCCGACCTTGCGATCAATCTCCAACGCAGCACTCTCGGGGCTAGGTGCAAAGACCGGGGCGCCGCGCTTCTTGAAGAAGGCAAGACGCTCGATAAACATGTCATTGGATGTGGGAAAGATGAGGTCGGCCCACTTCACATGCGCAACCCAATTCTCGACCTTCTCGATACCCTTGAATCCGTCACCAGATTGCTTGGAAATGGAAGGTTTGTCGGCAAGAAACCATTTCACCTCGTGACCCGCTTGGACACAGCGCCATGCGAAACTTAGGCCGACACCGTCACTGTCCACGATGAGGATTTTGCTCATTTGCCAGTTCCTGTGATTATTACGTCTTCCCCACCCTCATAGAATGGTGACCCATCCATCTTGTACCCAGCGATTTTACGCGCCATACCCGCCTCCGCTTTTCTTGCAGCGCGGGTCTTTGGACCTTGACCTGTACCCTTGACAGGACGGGGTTTGCTGAGGCTGGATTCAAGTTGTTCAACCAGATCCATGAGACGAGTGCGCGCGGCACGAGATGCCTCATTTGCTTTCTCCGCAGCAACACTTGCCTCATGATTCTTGAACAGAATGTCCTGTTCTCGCGCCTTTGCTGTGGCGCGTTCCATGATGGCATCAAACCCTTTGGCTTTTTCACGTGCTTTGTCAACGGCGCTCTGAACCCAGTCACGATCCCTCATTTTTTCCGCTACTGCTTTGGGGCTGAGTGCTTTGAACTCGGGTCCGACCTCCGCGAGATCCACGACAGTCTTGTCCCATGCCACCTTCTCCGCAGCAGTCATATCGAAACGTTTACCAGCAGCGACCTTCTCGGATGCGGATTTCAGATTTGCCCCTGTGTCCGCTTGCCATACCTCTGGCGTGGCACCCTTGACACCGGCACTGACTGGTTTGAGTTTGCCGGTGACAGGGTCTAGGTCAAGTGGAACTTCCCCGCTTGTAGATTTGCGTGGTGCAGACTCTTCCGTGGACTTGATTTTTGCGTCTTCTGCTGCAGCAGCGGCCTCCTTTTGCCGATACTTGAAGTCCTTGACTGGCGCGGCACTTGGCGCCGGTAGTCTTGGTGCTCCAGAAGGAGGAACCTCTGCGCCAAACGTCGGAGGGACAGGGTCTCCGTTCATACCGTACTGCCAGTTCTGTTGTTGCTCTGGGATCGGGATGCCTTCTGGCGTATACCCCAGAGCCAATGGTTTAGGCGCCACAGGTGGCGGTGCAGCAGGAGGTGGTGGAGGCTGATTTGCCGCGATCTTGCGTTCTGCGATGCCGGGTCCGAACTTCTTGTAGAGTGGTCCCACGGTAACGGCACCAACACCACTGGCGATGTCGCCTGCTGCCTCTCGTAGCCACCCCCGGGTCTTGACAGTGGACTCGGGTTTTATGGTGATGAAGTTCTCAGCAATGGTTGCCGTTTCACCGAGTTCTCCAGCAGCCTGTGTCGCGAGTCGGTGATTTCCATTGTTCTTCTTGAGTGCTCCGATAAGGTCCTCAGGAAGAATCCCACCGAGTTTGAGCTTGGCCACCATTGGTTCGATGGTCATGCCTTTGGCGTACTTCATCCGAGCATCAAGCAACTGCGCCTTCTTTGTCGGGTCTGTGATTTTTTCCAGGGCAGCATCGAGCAGGGTCTCTCGCAGATCTGTCAATTCGCCGCGAAGGTTCATGTCCGAGGTTCGCCGTGCACGCTTACCCAGATCCGCAATGTACTGCTGCAACACGTTGCCGGGGATGACCCCATTATTCTCGGCAGCGTGCTCTCTGAGTCGATCAATGAACCCCTTCACAGGCGCACCGACGGTTGGCTCCAACTCCCTCAGAGACTCCGTTGTTTTTGTCAGCGTGGTTTCAATGTCTTTCAGTGGTAGGGTGACTTCACTCATGCGCTCACCGATGACATCACCGTGTGTGTTCAGTGCCTTCTTCAACACACCCGGGGTGACTTTTGTGACGCCAGCATCAGCGCCGATCTGATTCGCTACATCAGTATTGAATGTCTTCTTGTTATGATCATAAACTCCGCCGAATGGGACTTCTTCAGCAGTTTCCCCCATCGACTTCAACACCCCCGGTTCCATCAATTTATGGGGCAGTATCTTGTATCCCTTGTCGATCCCTTTTTGAGCAACCACAGCCATCTCTGGGTCGATGGGGGGCGCTCCCTTGGGGAAGGCCTCCTGTGAGTTCATTGGGGCAGCCTTGGCCTTCTCAGCGGCAGCCGCGACCTTTTCTTCAGCACTCAACACCACACCTGCTTTTCCCGCAGGGGTCTTCATTGCCAGAGCACCTACCACCGGCATCACTGCGCCACCGATTGCCTCACCAGCATTTCGGTTGCCAAGGGCTTCTCCGACCCCCCCACCGATCCCCTTCCACCCCTCAGATGCCATCTCAAACGGCGCTGCTGCAGCCTGTGTCAGGTTCTTACCCCCTTCGCTGCGGGGCTGATATGTGCCAGCCTGTGTGGTGTCCTTGACGACATCAGCGCCCTTTGCCATGGCAGCGTCAAATCCTTCACCTTGGGCCATTCCCCACATTGCACGGCCAGCACCAGCGAAACCACCGACCACGGAGGATGCGAGTCCAGTACCCGCCGACAGTGCTGCTTCACCAATCGCGCCAGGTGCGGCTTCCATACCCTTCAGTGTTGCATCGCGCTGTTCAGCAGACGGTGTTGCTCGAACAGGACCCTTTGGTCCCAGTGCAGACATCGGCTTCTTGGTGTCGTCCCACTCAGACACATCGTGTTCCCCATCAGCAAGATATGCGTCAGGGTCAAACCCCTTGGTTGCAGATTTTGCGAGGTATGCGTCAGGGTCAAAGGCTGCCATCTCAGACCCCCAACTTCTGACGGATCTTTACAGCGCGGGGGTCTTGAGGGTTTGCTGTTGCCCAGTCGAGTGCTTGCTGATCATCTGGCGCCAATTTTTTGGTGGTCTTGGCGACTGGTTTCGCGCCACCCAACCCGGCGATTTCCCGAGTCACACTGTCGATGTCACCTTGAGCGCGAGTCTTATCCTCCGGTGTCTTGGCGGCAGCTAGTTTCTCCTGTGCCTTGGCAAGCTCTTGGTTCATGATCTCAAGCCGCCCAGCATTCGCAGACGGATCTGACGTTGCTGTGTGTTTTGGGCTCAAGTCGGCGCGAACTTTCTTTGACCCTGCGACGTTGGCCTCAACCGCCTTATTCGCCATATCAAGTGCGGTCTTGTAGGCTTCAGGACTCTCGGCGGTCTGAAACATTTCCATTGCCATTTTGAGCGCAGTGACGTTTGGTCCACCCCGGCTAATGACCTGTTGGAATTCTGACGCAAGTTCCAGATTTGCGGCTTTGAGCGCTCGTAATTTCGGGTTGCTTAGTTTCTCGGCACCCCACTGCACTATCTGGTTGTATGGAACAAAGTCTTTGCGATCAACCGCAGCAGATGCCTCTAACGCATTACTGATGAGTTTCGGCATCGTCGCCTCGACACCAGCAAGCGTACCAGCGCGACGACCGGCAGAGGTGGCACTGGAGAGGTCAAATTTCAGTTGCGCCCGACCAGCGAGTACATCTTCCGGGGTAATGCCGAGTTCAGCGGCCCACTTCGTAACATTCTGCTGGACAGTCTTGTCCTGACCACGAAGACTCGATGGGTTGATGATCCACTGACCGACCGACAAACGACGCTCCGCATCGGAGATGGTTGCCTCATCCCGGCCAGCAAGTCCCGCAAGAGTCCCTCGCGACCCAGATCCAGCAGCCAAGATCATCTTCTTGCGTTCATCATATTGTTCAGGAGTGACCTCCCCTGCTTCACGGGCAGCCTCAAGAGTATCAAGTTGTTCGATTGACTGTGCGCTCTTTCCCTCATAACTGAGAGCACGAGCACTCTTCAACTTGGCATCCAATGCTTCTTTGATCTGCGCGCGACCGTACGCACCAGCATCGATTTTGTCCCGGAGGATTTCTGGCGTAGCCTTCTCAAGCTGTGCGATGTCCTCTTCCTTCATCTTGGGTTGTTTGGTCTCGGGGTTGACATTAGCCCGCTCCATGGTGGCCAGAGCCTTCATTCCAGTGGTGAAGTTTTCCATTGCCTTCAACGGGTCATCGGCGTTCTCCTTCTTCCATCGTTTCCAGATGTAGTCGGAACGTTCATGCGCGTCATCCGTGGCTGTCTTCATGGAAGCCAATGTATCTTTGTCGAGTTGACCCAAATGCTTCTGGTATTCGATAGCGTGTGCCTGTGTTGCCTCCAGCGTCTTGAGCAACCCCTGTTGTGCCTTGGGGCTCAGGTTTTTACCCTTTTCGAGAGCCTCTGATAGCCCTTCAGGCGTGTGGAAATTGACACCTTCTTCCTGCAGCGCCTGCAGTGCCGCACGGTCTTTGGCCTCATCTTGACGCTGTTGTTCCGCCTGGTTGAACTCACCAACCCCCTCGGCCAAGCTATAAGCCTTCTTGGTGTTCCCCATCGGATCGATTGGAGCAAAGGGTTTCACACTCGCTGCGATGTTAGGATCTACCGGCGTGAGACCAGATTGCTGAATGTGCGCAGCGGGCGCACCCATCGGAATTTGATAGTCAATGGGCATGTTGATTCCTCAAGGTTGTGCGAACGGGTCAGCTACGGGCACGAACGGGGGGTTGTCGGGACTGGCCCAACTCTGTGTGGTCGCACCGAATGGATTTGCTGTTAGATCCATAGGTAATTGACCCGCATACGGAGCGGTCCCAGATCCGAGGTCGCCCGTCACTTGCGTTGTGGCTGTCCCAGGATCGTAAGTCGGCGTGGGTGTCGGGGTCTGGAATCCCGTCATATCGATGGGGGTTGCGCCCGCATTTGGGTCCAACCCTGGCAGCGTCGGCGTACCTGTATTGTTGGCTCCGCCAATCTTGTTCAAAATCGAATCCGCGTTCAGAGTGTTACCCAAGTTGCTTGCGCCCGACGCTAAAATGTTAGCTGCACCCGCGAGTCCCGAAGCCTTGCCTGCGGCGGCGCCTGTGATGCCGGTTGCCTTTGCACCTGCTGATCCTGTGATTCCCCCAGCCGTATATCCGGCAGACCCCACTTCACCAGCAGCAGTCGCATTCGCCGCACCCGTGACCCCGCCCGCAATCGCATTCGATGCGCCGAGAGTTCCCGCCGCACCCGCGTTACCGATGGCTTGCTGTGCCGTCTCGACGCTGACCCCATTGGCAGCCAATGCAGTCTGCAGTTGCGCGGTGGACACTTGTCCAGTAGCGACCATGTTCTGCAACGCACCAAGCGATAGATTGTTCTGCTGCAACCATTGAGTGAACGCCTGCTGTTCGTATTGGGCAGCATTTGCTTGACCGAACTTGACAAGTCCTGCTTCGGTATTGGACCCCAACAACCCACCCTTCGACGCGGCGCTGTTCTGGATAATGTCCATACCCTGCTGTTGAGCAAACTGCATGGCCGCGCTATTCTGGGCCATGTCCATCGTGAATGGGGTGTTGAACTGACCACCAGGCTGGAGCCCCGCCGATAGAGTCTTCAGCGCATCGGTGCCCGCAGACATGTACGGTTGTTGGTTCACGGTTTGATTGGCGAGGGTTTGATTGGCAGTACCAATCGCGGCGGTCTGACCCGCGATTTGCTGCTGAGACGCGTCGAGAGCGCCCTTTGCCTGAATTCCTCCTGCCTGGGTTGCCGCACCGGCCAGAGTACCAGCAGCACCCGTCGCAGCGTCTGCCTGAAGTTTTGCGGCGGCGAGTTGTGCGGGAGACAGCACATTGGCCGCATCAGTAGCCCCCTGGGCCTGAATGTTCCCTGCCTGCTGGGCAGCAGTAGCAGCAGCCAGGGTCCCCGCTGCGTTCAGCACATTGCCAGCAGTGGAAGAGGTGCCGGGAGCAGAACCGCCCGCACCAAGCGCTCCAGCAGCACCTGCAGTTAAAACTCCCCCCACACCGCCCGGCGCGCCGCCAGTGAGATTACTCGCAGCAGCCTTGGATGCGCCATTGATCATTGTGGACATTGCGGCGGAACCGGGTTGCGCGACCTGTAGTGCGCCGCCCGCCATGACTGCTTCAGCGGTGTTGCCGGTTGCCTGTGCCACTGTCGCGGCAGCCTGTTCCACTGACATGCCCGAATCAACATATGCCTGCGTCGCCGCCGCAACCTGTTCTGCCGTCATCGTGGCACTCGTGGCCGCGCTGGCCAGTGCACCAAGCCCGCTGGCAATGCCCCCGGTCAACGCCCCCGTGGTGCCACCCTTGATGATACCGTCGAGTACGCTTCCGCCAGTCACTGCCGCTGTCACGCCCCCGATTGCGGCACCAGTGGCAGCACCACCAATAATCGCAGCCCCCACCGCACCAATGCCTGCGTCAATGCACACTGCCGCTACAGCCGAAGCGATTACTGCCATTTAAGTCCCTTTCGGCGCGTTCGCGCAATGTTCCAAATACTGCTCATGGGTGCCTACAACCAACTCCTGCAACAGTGTTGGGACGTCCTTGCAACCACTCGACCCATGAAAAGTGATCCACCGCACATCGGTCAACGTGCGGCCCGCCTTGCTGAACCCAGGATGCGATTCAATCACCATAGGCGCATCGAGTTGGCGCAAAACCCCATCGTCACTCACCACCAAAATGCTCCCCTCAAGTAACACATCGATGGTACTGAACTTGTGGATTGCACCTGTGATTATGGTGCCTTTAGGGACATACATTTCACGACCGTAGACACCTTCGCTGAAATAGTGACGAACCGGAACCTCCACTTGAGGTAGTTTCAGACTCGCCTCAGTCAGCATTCGGATTTCGTCACGGGGGGTTAGATCGTTCATACGGAGGTGATGGTTTCCCATCCTGAAGCGCCACCAACACGCAATTTATTGAGCGTAGTGTCAAAGTAAATTGCACCCTTCACATAGGCTGGGGCCGACGCTGTTGGGGCTTGGATTGGTTGAACCAGAGCAGGAGTGGTGAGATTCGAGTATAAGAACTGAAACCACTGCCGCCAAGGTTGTGTGAGCGTACCGTCACGGGTCTCCGATACCTTGGAGCTATACGGAGGCAATCGCATTTGTGTCATGGATCAATCTCCGCACCCGCAATGACAAAAGGTACTGGGTCAGTGAGTGTAAACCGAAAAACAAAATCTATGGCGCTACCAAGTCGGTCCCACTTCACCCGAGGTGTTCGGTACTGTCCAACCTTCCCAATGGTACGTCTACGTGGACTGCCGTAGGTTCTCCCCTCGTCTCGGGACACTTCGAGAGTGATATAGAAGTCAGACGCCTCTGGCACATTCCCTGTGTCCATGATGAGTGCCAACTCAGTGATCGGGAATTCCACTCCATTGTTGCGCAGGTGCTTTGAAATGACTTGCCGTTTTTGGGGGACACCACTGTCATCATAGGCTGTAGGTGACAGGATGTAGAGCTTCGTGGAAGAGTTGTCCCAAAACAAGGTGCGGGAATTGAACACCACCGCCCCGTCCGCATAGTGTCGGCTCAGTGCTGACCCAGTCTGCACCACACTCCAGATGCCAGTATTCAGGTCATAGATCAAGGACCTGTTGGCGGTGGGAAAGGTGATTTGGTACATGGAGTGGCCATCTACCGTGTACCCAAACCCAACAGCATCCCCCATGGTGTAGAGCCTGCCAAGTGCAGCGATGTAATCGTCGACATCGCTCGTACTCACTTTGGTGGGGGTGATCCCAACCGTGTTGTAAACTGCCAGACCCCCTTGAGTGCCGAGACCAAGAAACGGCACCCCCTGATCCACCAACGCAGGACTCCACTTGGCAGCCAACCCATAGGGCTGGGTGCTGCCGGTAATCAACTGAAATGGTTGAGGACTCAACCCAGCGTCCTGCCAATATTCAATGGAACTGGTGCCCCACAGGATCAAGACACTGCCGATGGTGGATACCGCAGTCAAGAGGTCACTGTTCTGTTGCTTGACGATGAACATCGACGCACCAGCATTAGTCCAAGTGAGTCCATCAAGCGCGGCACTGATGTAAGCCGAGCGACTTGCGGGGGCCTCCACAATAAACCTGCCACTCAGGGCCGTGACAGTGGTCGCACCATTTGGGAAATTCACATCACTAATCTGCGAGAACACCCCTGTGCCTGTGGCGTAAATGTAGCCATGTGCCCCATCCACAATGATCAACTGTGCATAGTTATCACTCAAAGAGACTCGATTGACTGTGGTGGTCAGGGTCCCGAGTGCCACACACACTCCAGTAATGGACACCGAGTAAAGGGTCGCACCAGCTACAACGTAACAGACCTGACCAATGACCCGCGCGCCACGGATGGGGGACCCAGGGATGTCAATCCACGGGAATGACCCAGGGGTTCCACGAACCACAATCTTGGCGCCCTCAAGTTCCTTGCGGATGTCGTAGTAGCAATTTGTTCGGTACTCCGATGCTATCGCAAAGGAGTCGGCACGAAGACCGATCCCGAACAGGTTTACTGGCTTCAATCCGAACTCCCCGGCTGAAAGTACCGAGTCTCAATTTCAGCATCCTTTTTCTGCGCGATCATGAGAGACTCTTTTCGGATTGCCTCTTGCACCGGCAGCCAAGCAGCATTGAACATGCTTGCCCCTTCGCGCGCGAGTTCCCAACAAAGTGGGCGATACCATTCTTGTGGATAGTAAGGAAGATCAGTGCTGTTCACGAAGTCTTGTACCGGCTCCATATAGGTCAGCACGAGGTGTTTCGTTACGTCCTGCGCGCCAGCCACATCGGTATATAAGTAACTGAACCCGAGTTGATTCTCGTAGTAAATCGCCCCCGGGTCACTGATGTTGGTGGGAGCAACTTTACTCGGCAGCAGGTCGTAATCACGCGCCTGCATAATGTTCATCGGGGTGTCGTTGAGATCGATGTCTCGCAACACCGCCGCCTCAATCGACAAGGGTTGCTGTGGTGTGGTAGTGTAGAAATACACTACTGTGTTCACAGAGGATGAGGATGGAAGTTGCGTTGCAAGGTAAACGACGTTGCCATTAATGAGCGACACAGTGGTCCAGAATAGATCACCGGTGTCCAACTCCACGGCGATATTTCCGCCTACAGTGATACCTGTGATGACAGCGACTTGAATCGCCCCGGCCCCACCAGGCGCAACTGCTGTGTTGACAGTTTGAACGTAAGAAGCCGCCCACCCAATCGCCTTGGGACCGACAACATATTGGCCGGTGGTAGAGTGCAGAAATAGGTGTCCACGTTTACGAGTCCAAACCTTCAACCCTGGCGCGAAGTCTGTCTTCCCCATCCACTGTTTGCAGATGAGATTGAGTTTGCGCACCATGTCCTGCATGATGACAGGATCAATGGGGTCGATACCATCGATTTTCTTGATGTTCAGCAGAGCCTCTCGGACAACATCATCGCGAGTGACGTAGAACGAATATGAGCCGCTGGTACTCATGCTGCGTCCCGATCAGGTATGCCAAGTTTCGCGTCGATAGTCTGCTCCAAGTGCCAATAGACCTCTTCCTTAGAGATGTCCACTTGACACTGCGCCGTACCGGTGTCTTCATCCTTGGTACAAGTCTTCCAACCGTAATGCATCATGTGACAAGCTGGAGCCTCATCGTTCCCCCGGCCAGTGCAGTTGGTTCCCTTGCCGTAAAGCGACACCGTGTTTACCCAATCACGTGTCAGATTCTCGACAGACGAGTGTGATAGGAAGATCACTTTCGGCATAGGCTCATTGGCTACCGAGTTCAACACACCAGTCTCAGGGCCGATCACCAGATCCGCTTCAAACGCGAATGCCAGGGTCTGCCGAATGGACCACTTGCCACAGGTGCGTGTCACGCGCGGTTCTTTCTCCCATCCCGCCTCCAACATCGCCGCTTCAGGACCGCCGCATAGCACGACATCGACATCCTTGTAGTTGAGCATGAGCGCGGCAATGATTGCATCGAGTCCAGCCCAGGTTTTGTGCACAGAGGACCCTGCGAGGCTCCAGAGTACAACAAACTTACCGAGCCTTGCCCGCTGTTTGCGCGCCCACGCCCGTTCATCCAATGTGGTGTAGAACTTGATCACAGGATTATGGTCAAGTCCGGCCAGATCGTGCTGGTGCTCAACATAGTTCTGGTTCATGTGTTTATGCCGAATCATTGGTGTCCAGACATCTGCTGCAGTACGGCCTGGCATGGCCAGAAACGACCCTTCGACAGATTCGCTGAGGTTCACGAACTTGGTGTATTTCTTGGCCTGCCACTTCCAAAAGTCACCGAGGTGCGCGTTGGGTACTTGGTCCTTGTCCAGCAGCATGATGCCATCGAGGTTTGGGTCTTCAGTGACGATGGCCGCGCCCGGGTTGCTGGTCATCAGTGTGACATGATAACCCTGACGCTTGAGACCGGCCCAGACGCTAGACGCCTGCATCAAGTCACCAAATGCACCGAAGCGGCAGACGAGGGCTGACTTCTGGGGTTTCTCCATCTGCCAAGACTGATCAGTGGCCTTACTTTGCAACTTCTTAAAGATCAGAAGCATGGAATACTCCATGTCGTCATTGCGCTCTTGACACTCGACCAAGTCCCACCCTTTCCGGTCGAACATTGCGTTGATGATGTCCTTGGGTAGAAAGTCGTGCTTATGGTCCGGGTTCGCGCCCGGTTTGCCGATGTTGGGATAGAAGTTCTTGTGTGGAAGATACAAGACCATGTACCCACCCACCTTCACCAGACGCCACCACTCGATCAAAGCGGCCTTGAAATTCTCGATGTGTTCCAACAGGTGGCTTGAGTAAACGAAGTCCATGGATTGACTGGCGAAGATGTCCATCTTCTCACAGGTCTCCACACGAATGTCAGGATGAATGTTGTGTCCGAACTGCTCATGATGACCGTTGTCAACTGAGAGCACGTGAGGCAGAACTTTGAAAGTTCCGGCGCCAAGGTCCAAACCTCTGCCACGCAGATAGGGTGCAACTTCCCAAACAATCTTCTTGGATTCCGCGACGTATGGGTCATTGATGTCCCAAGTCATACGAGGCTCCAGACAGGTTTACCCTTGATGGCGACGATCTTCACCGGGATCAGCGCAGCAGCATTCTTGACCTCAGCCCAATTCAGATTCTTCGCTTGGGCTTCCTTGTAGACATCGGACTGCGCGATTGGTCCACCATCCAGGATGTTGCGCACAAACGCGTCAAATGATTCCCTTTCTTCCTCTTCCTCCTCTGGTTCCACGACAGTCACATCGGGCTTGAGCGGATTGCCGCCACCATCAAAAAGGACTCCGTTCTGCTCATACAGAGCTTGCGGATGCCCCCAAATGGTTCCGTGGGGTTTCGAGGGGTCGAGTTTCATGCGCGTGTGCTCCTAAACGTAGATGGTTGATTCCTTAGCCTTGTTGAGGACTCCCTCCAACGAAGCCAAGATGTTGCGCTCCAGACCCGAACGGGTCATGGTGAGTGCTGGGTGCGGGATGTCTGCAACGATTGCCCTACAGAGGTCATCCAGTGAAATGTCGACAGCTATGCCCGTTTCCTTCACGGTTACCGTTATTTCAGGGTTGTGCCAATGTCTGGACACATGCACCATGACTTTTTGCGGTGGGACCTCGGCCATCTGACACTCCTAAGTTGTTGGATTATGCCTTGTTTTAGTATGTGAAGCTAGTTCCAAATTCCACCTCGAACGTAGTTGCCACGAGAACTCACTACCGGGGCGCCGAACGTCGCCGTGCTACCCGCCCACTGGTAGGTTCCGGGCACAGCCGCTACAAGCGCCGCAATGCTGGCCGGACTACCTTGCCATGCCCACGCACCAACGGTAGCACCTACAAGCGCGGGGACCGCTGCCTGCACCCCTGCCCACGTGTACGCGCCCGTGGTGGCGTTTACCAGCAGGGGGACATTGGCCGGAGCCCCTAGCCATGAATACTGACCGGGAGCGGCTGCAATTTGCAGGGGCACATCACTCTGCGTGCCGGTCCAAGCGTATGCACCGATACCCGCCGAGATGACGACAGTGCTGGCAAAGGTGGCCGTGGTTCCGGCCCACGTGTACGCACCCGGAGCGCCATTGACCTGCGAGGGCACATCGGCCTGGACTCCAGACCACGTATAGAGTCCCGGAGAAGCCGATAACCCACCACTGAATGTGACCGCAACACCCGCCCACGTGTACGCGCCGGGCAGTGCCTGAACCAGCAACGGAATAGACGAGGTGAGTCCAGCCCAAGACCACGTGCCGGGGGCGGCGTTGACCAGCGCAGGGACTGCCGATGTTGTGCCCGCCCAAGAATACGCACCGATGGTCTGCGATACGAGAATGGGTACGTTGGCAGGAGCGCCGGCCCAAGAATACGCACCGGGGGCAGCGTTGACCAGTGCTGGGACACCAGATGTCGTGCCAGCCCAAGAATAAGTGCCCGTAACCGAATTGACCAGTGCCGGGACTGTGGACAACGTGCCCGACCAAGAATACGCACCGGGGGCCGCACCGACTAGCACCGGGACGAGTGCCGCGACACCCGTCCAACTGTACGCGCCCGCCGTGGCAGGAATTAGAAGCGGGACTGTGGAAGTGCTGCCTGCCCAGGAGTAAGCGCCGGGGGATCCGGCGATTAGGCCAAGTAGGGGAGAAGTGCTACCTGCCCAAGTGAACGCGCCGGGGCTGGCGGAAACTGTGACAACGCCACCGCCGCCTCCTCCGGTGAGAGCGAGGAGCAGGGACATTTAATTACTCGAAATAGGCGTCGAATCCGACGGTGTGAATCACCGAGCCAGCAGAAGCTACAGTACCCTGTTGACGGCATGTAGTTGCCACAAACTCACCAGGAGCAATAACGATTGGAGCAGCAAAGGCTCGATAGATACCCTGCGGGCTAAGCAATGTCCCTGCCGGTGCGGTCACTACACAACCTTCTACCCCAAGCATGATGTGCCGTGGAGCTTTCGTTGTGCCGGTGGTGAAGGAGGCAGATTCTGCTGTAGCCAGTGATACTGCGGTATGCCCAAAAGCCAACCCATAAAGAAACGCCAAGGGGCCACCAGTAATAGCTGCATCAACTACCGAGTGAATCCATACTCCAGTAATAATCAGGTTGCGCCCTGTTAATCCTGCTACTGCAGCGGGATTCTGGTAGGAGGTCATAACCCCAAGCGTACCTGCCGCGAGTGTGCATAAGTCATGTGATACCCCACCCAGTCCAACTGGATTTCCCGTACCAACTGCGGTATTACTTAGGGCTGAAGCTGCTGCAATTGCAGCATTCAAATAGTTCGATGTCGATGGGTTGGTTGCGGGTGAGACACCATTCTGTACTTGGTATCCCATGTGCCCGAAGCCAGCCTTCTGAGTCGCCCAAGGTCTTGCCAAGTCAGGTCCAAGCTCAGTGATGAAGCAGTCCGTTACTTTCAGAATTGGGGCCAGCGCAGGGGCGGAGCCAGCGGTGTAGACCCGGAAGGTCAAAGGCTGCGATGCCGCCTGGAATGGTTGACCTTGCGTTGGTGCATTGGTCTGCATTGTCAAAACAGCCTGCAATATGTCATCAATATAGAACAGCACCGTATCCGTCTGAATCACGATCAACCAGTCGTGATTGATTGAACCCGAGGGGACGGTAATCGGTCCTGTTGAGGTTTCCGTACCGTTGTAGTTGATGTAACCGCGAAGCTCGCCCGAGGTATTGAACCTGTAGAACACACCGTCCGTTGGCGCGCCGGGAGCCGCACCGTTCAGCGTAGCCTGGAATAGACCGAACTCAATGGTCTGGTTGGCCTGAGCGCCGTTGGGAATCTGCGCTGAGACATTGACACGCAACTCAGCCTTGGCAAACAACGGGAAGTTCTTCCAAGTCTGGAAGCCACACGAGGTTGACAGGGTAGTAACTGAGCCGGAGTTCAACGTCAAAAAACCCGACGCCTGCGCTGCAGTCATCGTCGTGAACGCGTATTTGTACTTTGAAGTATTCTGGAAAGTCGCGTTGAACGTGTCATCCCACAGCAAAGTCTTCGCCGCCGTGTACAGACCTTCTCCTTCAGACACATAGACTTGGTTCACACGACCACCAGCCACCACTGAGCCGAGCCCTGCGTCGTTCTGTCCGGCAAGCGCAACGAAACCGGCTTGATTCAAAACCTGGGGCGTTGTCACCTTCAGGTTGTAGTTGGCGTCAACGTTCGCCTTACCTGCCGTATTGGAGCCACCGTTGATTACACTGTCCATTGCCATAATAGTTCCTTGTCAATCTGCCCAGACCCAACGAATGGCGAAGGTGCCTTGAATCTTTTCACTCGCTCGACCATAAATCGTGAACCCCGTACCAGCAGTTGGCGTTCCACCGGTGAACTCAGCGAACAACGCGATGTAGCGATGGTCTGATGCTGTGTGGTCGCTGGTGCTGTCGTCCGCCATAATGTACGCTTCCACTTTGCTGGTGGCGCTGATGGTCGTCTGCCCGGTCACAGCAATCAACGCCTCGTTAGAGCCAGGGTAGGCTCCGAAGTCGATGGTTGCTGTGCCCTGACCAGTTGCCATGGCTTAAGTCGCCGTACCTTGGAACACGGGCTGCGTGCCGGAACTGACCCCGTTAACGTTGATCTGAAGTCCAGGGACCAACGAAATTGGGCCGCCCAAGTCAATGTAGCCGAACACATGCTTGCCCGCGTCAGTGCTATCGTAGAACGCTCCCCAGTATGCGCCTGTGGGGTTGGCGGCATTCGCGGCCAGCGTGATGGGGCTGGTGCAGTTGAGACTAGTCACCGCACCTGCGAGGGTAGAGGTGCAGCCCGCAACGGTGATGCCACCAGTGGTGTAGCTGCCCGCAGCAGCAACCTCGTTGGTCGCATAATTCTGCGCGCCACCCGCACCATAACGAGGGTCGCTGTCCGTCACCGTGGGCGGCGCGACATTCGTCATGATGATCATCTTGATCGTGTTGGTGGCCCAGAGGGATGCCAGACCGGTGAGCGACATGTTGCTCACAAATTTTGCACTAACGTGCGTTGCTCCTGCTGCCATTACTGATACTCCTGGATAGCCAGCGTTGAAGCGCTGGCACAGATTGCATGAATTGCACCGGTCGTGAACGTGTATCTATCCATGACCCACGTACCGTTCGGCGTCAACACTATCCCGCTATTCATGGCAGCGGCAAACCCATCCCCAAAATACACATTCACGGTGCCGAGGTTGAACACCACCAATTTCTTCCGGGCCGCATTGGCAGCGATCACCACGGAGTCCGAGCTTGTGACGCTGGCTGTGGCAGGCGCAAGCGCAGTGCCCAACCCCCGCATCATCGCACTCATTCCACGCAGCTTGGCGGCCTCGGTACCGGCAACATCACCATAGACAGCCGCATCGGTAGTCGATCCCTCTGCTACATCCGCCCCATCTGCTAGAGTGACCGCTCCACCGCCTCCACCGCCACTGCCCGGCGTGGCCTTGACCCATGCAAGACCAACCGTGTCCCACACATACGTCGCAACCTTATTGACGTTCTCGGATTGGATGCCCGAGACTGCGTCGACAAGGATGTTTCGGTGTAGGTAGGCGCTTTGCGGATCCGCCACGGATTACATCCGGTCGAGGTAATTGTTCCGCTCGACAAAGCCCACATTGCCCAACTCGTCCTTGGCCTCACCATAGAACAGGTCGATGTGCTCTCCGCCATACTGATCATCGGTAGCGTTCATCTCGCGGCGAATGAACCCCTTGGCGGGACTGTAGACGCTGGGGTCTTTGATACCGGAGACGTCAAACTCGCCGCCCGTGGCTTGCACAAATTCATGCACTCCGTGTAGCTGCGTCTTCGGCATACGGTTGAACTTGGCGCTGGCCTCGGGGGTCATGCAGCAAGAGGTATTGCGCGCACTCGCGAACGTTGTCCACGACTCGTCAGGCTCAGACGCCTTTGCGGGTGGGGCGGTGATCTGAAACTTTTCTGCAAGGCTCATGATTGCTCCTTAAAGAGACGGGGCCGCATGGCCCCGGACTCTTAGTTTGCCGAACCCTTGGGGGCGTAGCCTTCTTTCAGGTCACGCACACCCTGCCATCCATCATCCGGGAAGCTTATGCCGCCCGTGTAGTGGCGCAAAGGCATATCGCGGATGTCGCGATGGGGCTGGTCGCTGATGTCCATGCCGGGGGGCAGGATGTTGAACTTCGCGGCCTCACCGTAGGCGGTGCCCTTCTTGACGATGTAGTCGTCAGTGCTGGCACAGAAGCCCGACTTCTCGCCGATGTCGTTCTTCTCGCTCTGCATGTTCATGACACCCGAGTCCACTTCTTCAAACGGCTTGCCGAACTTGGTGTCGTTGCCGATCTGGCCAGTGTACTTGGCGCCCTTGCCCGAAGGCAGGTTGGGTTTTGTTGACATGTCGAATGCTCCTTATGCGGTGACGTTGGCGAGTGGCAACACGTTGTATTCCAACGCAATCGCCAAGACGCTGGATGCGTCCGTGCCGCGCTGGACGAACAGTTGGTCGCCCTGGTTGACGGTGAATCCACCCATATACGGGTAGACGCCTGCGCCGAGTTGCGCTTGGCCGGTGGTGGCGGTGCCATTAAGCGCCACAGAGTTGGTGAACCCCGCAACGTTGGTCTGGGTGCCGGTGGCAGTGCCGTTGTACAACGACGCGACAAACGGGCCGTAGGTACTGGTCGTCAACGACGGTGTGGCGCCCACAGCCGCGTTGTTCATCACACGGATCACCGAATAGGTGTCCGCATTGATCGCGGTGACAGTGGATGTACCGTTGTACAGCGTGGCAGTGGATGTGCCCGCAGCAGCAGTGACTTGCGACACTGTGATAGCGAACACCTGCAACGCGGTAAACGCCACAAACTTGCTGGTCGCGCCCGAGGCACCGGCGGCAAGGGCCGGGAACACGTGGGCCACGCGGGCCAGATAGGAGGGGTGGTCATACCCCATGCTTTTTACTGACATCTGAATTACTCCTTATTGCGTGGACCTCGCCCACATTGTTTACAGTTTGAGAGTGGCCAGCGGGCGGAGGTCCGCTGGCCCTGCGCTTGGAAAATCAGCTTACGCTTGCGAGTCCCACTTCACAATGCGCGCGTTCGCGGCCAGCGAGTGGACGATGCCGAACCCGCCCAGATAGTACCAGGCCACACCCTTGCTGCGACCGTAGTCAGTCGGGATCTTGCCACGCATTTCCTCGGGCACCGCGATGGCTTCCGCGACGGTGTCATTACCGAAGAAGAAAATCCAGTCGGACAGGCCGTTCACAAACGGCGTCATGTCGCCACCCGCCGCAGTGGCGATACCGGTGGAACCAACACCCTTGGCAATATTGGTCTGCTCGACGTAGCGGCAGTTTTCGTAGCGACCAATTTCACCGTTCATGATGAGCTTGAAGCCGGTATCCGAATACTGGTGAATCGTTTCAAGATTGTTCTTGAACGAGCGCAGGGTCGTGGGCCATGCCAAGGCATAGTAATCGTCGCCCAAGTACGCGGGAATGTTGCGTTCCTTCATCAGGTCAACGATTGATTTGGCGTGGGCATTGCCGTAAGCGACGCTGTTGGTGCCGGTGACGGTACCATTGGTGGTCAGCGTGATTGCCGAACCATTGTTGCCGCTGACTGGAATGGCGCGCAGTGGGGTGGCATTGAACT